TCTCCTCATTCGAGTCACGAATGACCCGAAGTTACCCTGCGAGGGTAACCCATCGGCTTGTCGACTTGAAGCAGCCGCGCTTCGTACTGGATTGGAAGTCGAGCCCCGTATTACGGCCTTCTAAAAACCGTAACGGATCTCGTTGGATTTCTTCAATCAGGCAGTAGTCTGTTGAGAAATCAAGTCCACCCCGTACCTCCAGTTGATGTAAGACAGTGCCCAGGTCGTCTGCAGGTTCTCCCACACCCGGAGAGACAGGTGTCTCTTCGGATACAGGATATCCACATACTCCCTGTGCGCTCGTCTCGCACTCACCTGAGTTAACCTCAACGTCAGAGGATTCAACTCCGCTGACAGATAAGGAGCCCTCGGCAGTTCCAAATTGAGCAATTCCGTCCACTCTCTGGACGTCCCGTGAAAAGGACGATCCAAGAGCAATGGCAGAATTACCCATATGTTGCCATTCCCGTTTATAGGGAGTGTCAACTCGGAGGTTGCTGAGTGCCCACTTATTGAGGCATGCAAGGTCGTTTCCATCAATGCTATCCTTATTTTTATGAGGTTGGTATTGTAGCCTTTTTTGCTGCCAACACTGCAGATCGCGATTCCATCGCAAATCTGTAGTGCGGGTCAGACTATAGAAGGCTAACCCAGCCCCGATAGTTCGGGAGGTGGGTATGGTTCGCCTTACAATACGAGATACCATATCACGTATTGTCTGAGCAACAAGCCACAGTCCTCTTAAATAAAAGAGGTCAGCGGTCGCAGCCCAAGACATTACATGTTCTGGTGTCCAGTTGCGTGCGTTGTCATGGGGTACTTGACGGGCGTATATGGGATTAACCCAGACACCTTTAAAGTAATCCCCACCGCAAGATTCCCGAAAGAAACCTTTCTTAAAGGACTTGCCGACATTTACCTTTAAAGCATAGCTTTCAAGGTAACGCACGACTACGTCCGCGTAATCTACGGGAACAATTATGTCGTCCCCATAGATATCTATCATGGCAGAATATCGCCTAATAGACGAACTACTCGGGCGTATACCGTCTAGCTGGTGCATTGCGGTCTGAATAAGGGTGTAAAACACCATTGCTTCGACAGGAAAGCATAAAGCTGATCCCATCGAGGCATACTTAAACAGAACAATGTTTCGGCTATCAGGTAACGTGGCGTGCAATGAACGTGCATCCTCGAGATATTCGAGGAGCCCTGAGGATTTGAAGATTCTCTGAACAAGGTGCAAATGCACCCTGTCGGAGGCATCTTTCAGGTCCAGCGTTGCTGTACGTCTATCAATGCTACCACGGTGAGCGAGTCTCTGATTAACGTCTTGACGGGTAAACCGTATAGAACGTTTAGTCAGGCGATGAGTTTCGAGTACTTTATATACGTAGTCTTTTACAGACTGCTGCATATATTGCACATGCGATGGCTCAATAGCAATGACTCGTGGCGCCGTTTGCGTCTTTGGAACAAAGACTACCCTGACGGACATTTCGTCCTTTATGTCAAGATAGTTTAGTCCATTGCCGTTAACGGCCTCTTTTCCTATATCTACTGATTGGACTGCGTATCCATAATTGGGATAACAGTGCAGGTCAGAGGGAAAGAGGAATTCCGAGCGCTGGTTCCAGTTGCGGATTCGGAATCTCCCGTTGGGAGACAACTTA